AGCAACATGAAGGATGGCAGCATCGGCAAAATTTCTGAAAACCGCTTTGCCCGCGCCGACCTGGAACACATTCTGCTGTGCGTGGATGATGATATGCGAATGGAGGCGCTGCGGCAGACCAACTACGTCAAGTCCATCGTGACCGCTCAAGGAAAAATGGATTTGGAGCGCAAGGGTAAGCAGAGCTATCAAGGGTGGATGTTTGCCCGCCTACTGGCGTTCTCCAATGGCGATTTGCAGGCGCTATATGATCGAAGCGACGGATTTTACCGCCGCCAGCTTGTACTGACCACCAAGGAAAAGCCTGCGGGACGGGTAGATGATCCTGACCTTGCCGAAAAGATGAAAGCAGAGGTCGAGGGCATCTTCCTGTGGGTGTTTGAGGGCTTGCAGCGGCTTGCCGCCAACAACTTCAAATTCACGGAAAGCCAGCGCACACGGGATAACCGGGAGGCAGTGAAGCGAGATAATAACAATGTCTTTGATTTTCTGGAATCCGAGGGCTATATCCGGCTGAAAGCAGACTGCACCATCAGCTCTAAAGACTTGTACGAAATTTATCGGATGTGGTGTGAGGAAAACAATCTGACGCCGCTAAAGCGCCGCAGTTTCAGCGACAGCGTGATTGCTAGTCAGAGCAAGTACAATCTGGAATACTGCAACAAGATCACCAACGCTGCCGGACGGCGCGTATGGGGCTTTTTCGGTATTGAGGCGATTGCAAAACCCAATATAAACGGGTTTTCTGACATTTCAGAGCATACGTACGTACCGGAGGACTGACGATGATTTTTCTGCGACTGCGCCGTGTACGTATGTACGTTTTACTTTTCCTGAAACGCCGCTATATGAAAAACTCTGACCGGCAAAGCCTATATTTTCGGGCACGAAATCAAGCTAAGTGAAATCCGTAAATTATTTGACTGATGGCTGAAATGGTTTTACGGAATCGCGCTTCTCGGAATAGCAAAGCAGATGCGCGGAAATATGAGAAATCACACGGTTTAGAGCAAAGCCACACGGAACAGAAAAGTCGATAGGTGTCACCTGTGAACAGGACATCATAACGGCGATTCTGAGCGGATTTGATGGCAACAGAATTTTTCACGAGGCAGCGAAGTGGATACGCCGGAGGGCGTACCTGCTTCGCTTTGTCATTATTTGAATTTTGGAGGGGATCTGAATATGAGTGTACGCAATGAGATCAAGGCGCAGATCATTCGTGCCGGTTTTACGATGCAGGAGGTTGTTGATCTGTTGCATGATGAATATGGCTGGTCGGACAGCGTCTCCAATCTGTCCGCAAAATTGCAGCGGGAGAGCATCCGCTATAAAGAGGTTGTAGAGCTTGCCGACGCGCTGGGTTATGACCTGATTTGGCAGAAACGGAGGGAGAAATAAATGAATAAGCCACAGTTTGCGATTCTCCGCTTTGCCAAGTACAAAGGACCGGAGATTTCCAATATTGAGGCGCATAATGAGCGCACAAAAGAGGAATACGCCAGTAATCCCGACATTGATAAGAGCCGCAGCCACCTGAATTTCCACCTGCTCGAACCAGATCGTAAATATCGTGCAGAGGCAGAGCGGCAAATCAAGGACGCCGGTTGTCGTACCCGTTCAGACAGCGTGCGGCTGGTGGAGGCGCTTGTGACCGCAACGCCAGAGTTCTTCAAGGGTAAGAAGAAAGCTGAAATCAAAGCCTATTTTCAGGAGGCGCTGGATTTCATCCGAGAACACCAAGACCAGAAAACCATTATATCCGCTGTGGTGCATATGGACGAGAAAACGCCCCATATGCACCTTTCTTTTGTCCCGCTGACAGCGGATGGGCGGCTCTGTGCCAAAGAAATCGTAGGCAACAAGAAGAAGCTAACGCAATGGCAGGACAGGTTCTGGGAGCATATGGTCAAAAAATACCCCGATTTGGAGCGCGGCGAGAGCGCCAGCGAAACCGGACGCGACCATATCCCACCGCGGGTATTCAAGGAGATGGCTCGTTTGACAAAACAGGCGGAGCGGCTGGATATGCTGCTTTCCGATGTGAAGCTCAGCAACTACAAGGAGCGCACGGCGCAGGTCATGGCGTTTCTGGACAAGTATATTCCGGATGTTGCTGCAATGGAGACACAGATGAAGAAGTATCATAAATGTTTTACCACGGCGGAAGCGGAAAAGGCTGTATTAAAAGCAGAAAACGAGAGCTTGACGGATAAGTTGGAAAAAAGTCAGCAGCAGAGTACCCTCAAGAAACTGCAAGATGCCAAGCTGCAAAGTGATTACGAAGCGGCGCAGGCTGTTCTTGAACGGATTCCACCGGATATTATCAAGGCATACACACAGCGGGGCAACCGGGAAAGGAAGGTTGATCAGTATAGCGCACTGGAATAAGGATGAATGGAGCGGCCTTGCCGATTTGCTTGCAAATCTGATAGAAAAATACGCGACAGTTCTGGATTTGGACAACCTTCCGGAACCGCCGTATTCTTTTGGCGACAAAGAAACTGTAAATAATTTGGAACATCCAGAGGAAAGCATTGAAAACACAGAAACGGCATGATATAATTATCGTGCAATTGATGTCCAAACTCAATGTGGGGAGAAAAAAGTGTCCCTGCATTGAGGTACATAAACTTGACGGAGTGAATGACATGAATGGAAAGAATAAAAATAACAATCCGTCCGAGATGATCATCTATACAACAGAAGATGGATTGGCGAAAATTGAAACGACCTTTGACGGCGATACGGTTTGGCTGTCCATTGACCAGATGGCAGAGCTGTTTCAGCGTGATAGAAGTGTGATTGGCAAGCACGTGCGAAACATTTTCAAAGAGGGAGAGCTTCAGAAGGCAGCAGTATGGGCAAAATTTGCCCACACTGCTGCCGACGGAAAAGTGTATGATGTCGATTATTATAATCTTGATGTTATCATTTCTGTCGGCTACCGTGTGAAATCTCAGCGCGGCGTGCAGTTTCGTATTTGGGCAACGGGAATTTTGAAGGAGTATATGCGAAAAGGCTTTGCTCTGGATGATGAGCGCTTGAAAAATCTGGGTGGCGGCGGATACTTCAAAGAGCTGCTGGAACGTATCCGCGATATCCGTGCTTCTGAAAAGGTGTTTTACCGTCAGGTGCTTGAAATCTACGCGACCAGTATTGACTATGATCCCAAGGCGGAAATCTCCATTCAGTTTTTCAAGAAAGTCCAAAACAAGATTCATTATGCCATTCATGGACAAACCGCGGCGGAGGTCATTTACACACGCGCCGATGCGGAGAAAGAATTTATGGGATTGACCACCTTTGCGGGCAGTCAGCCCACGCTAAAAGAGGCAGTAGTTGCCAAGAACTATCTGAACGAGAAAGAGCTTCGTGCTATGGGGCAGCTTGTATCCGGCTATCTGGATTTTGCGGAACGACAGGCAGAACGAGAACAGGCAATGACCATGCAGGACTGGTCATTGCATCTTGATCGGATTCTGACCATGAGCGGAGAGCAGCTACTGATTGGTAATGGAAGTGTCAGCCATAAGCAGGCAATTGACAAAGCAACCGGCGAGTACAGAAAATACAAAGCCCGTACCCTCAGTGAAGTTGAGCGCGATTATCTGGATTCCATCAAGCTGTTGGAGCAGAAAACAGATAAAAAGTAGGCTGAGGCGGAGAAGATATGATGAAAAAAGAAAAGGTAAAAGTCTATATCTATACTCGCGTGTCCACTGCCATGCAGATTGACGGATACTCTCTGGATGCACAGAAATCCAGAATGAAAGCCTATGCCGAGTTCAATGACTATGAGATCGTGGGCGAATACGAGGATGCCGGTAAATCCGGAAAGTCCATTGAAGGGCGTGTAGAATTTAACCGCATGATGGAGGATATCAAGTCCGGTAAAGACGGCGTGTCCTATGTGCTGGTGTTCAAACTCTCACGTTTCGGCAGAAATGCGGCAGATGTCTTGTCTACCCTACAGGTCATGCAGGATTTTGGCGTTAACCTGATTTGCGTGGAGGACGGGATTGATTCCTCCAAGGATGCGGGAAAGCTGATGATTTCCGTTCTTTCGGCTGTGGCTGAAATTGAGCGTGAAAATATCCGTGTGCAGACAATGGAGGGCAGAATCCAGAAAGCCCGTGAAGGAAAATGGAATGGCGGCTTTGCGCCTTATGGCTACAAGCTGGAAAAGGGACAACTTTTCATCAATGAGGAAGAAGCAGCGGCAATCCGCGTGATTTTTGACCAGTATGTGCATACGGATACCGGCGCAAACGGCCTTGCAAAATACCTTGCAACCCACGGGATTCACAAAATTCAAAGACAAAACGGAAAAAATCCCTTATTCGATGCGGCGCTGATCCGCAGGATTCTGAAAAATCCGGTATACTGCGGGAAAATCGCCTATGGCAGACGTCGAACGGAGAAGGTGCATGGCACCCGAAATGATTACCGGCTGGTAGAACAGGACGATTATCTGCTGGTAGATGGTCTGCATGAGGGAATCGTTTCCGAAGAACTATGGCATGAGGCGCAGGTCAAGCTGCTGGCACAAGCAGAAAAGTACGAACACGTCAACAGGGGCAAAGACACCAAAATTCATCTGCTGTCCGGTATTGTAAAATGTCCGATCTGCGGTGTGGGAATGTACGGAAACAAAAGCATCAAACACAAGGCGGACGGCTCAAAATACAAGGATTTTTATTACTATGGCTGTAAGCATCGTACAATGACGCACGGACATAAATGCGATTTCAAGAAACAGATCAATGAAGAACTATTGGACAGTGCCGTTGCGGAGGTTATCGTAAAACTGGTAAGCAATCCGAAGTTCGCTGCCATGATGCAGGAAAAAATCAGCATGAAGGTGGATACCTCTTCCATTGAGCAGGAGATTGCGGCGCATGAAAAGCAGCTTCGCCAAAGCTACTCTGTAAAGGCTCGGCTGATGGATGAGATTGATTCCCTCGACCCGGACGATAAGCATTACATCAAACGCAAAGCAGACCTTGATGACCGACTTTACAAGATGTATGATAAGATCGAGGATACAGAAAACCAGCTCGTTGCCGCCAGAGCTAAGAAGATGGCGATTGAGGCGGAAAAGCTGACAGGCGACAACATCTACAAGGTGCTGATTTTCTTTGATAAGCTCTATTCCGTCATGGATGATCAGGAAAAGCGGCAGCTCATGGAAACGCTGCTATCCGAAGTCCAGATCTATGAGGAACGGCAGCCTAATGGCCAGTGGCTCAAGTCCATCAAGTTCAAGCTCCCAATCATTGCGGAAGATATGAGCTTGAGTTTGGACAACGATGCACATATCGAGACGGTGTGTCTATTGACCAAACGTCCGGACTGAGGCAGAAATGCGGTATCATTGAGCGCGAGAACTACAATAAGCCAAAATCCGAAAACGCTAAACAGCCGCAATGCCCACCGGAGAAGGAAAAGGCGATCACGGAGGCACTGCGTCACTTTGGAATGATTTAAGGCGGATGCCTTAATCATTAAAGGAACGGTGAGGGTATGAATTACAAAATTGCGATCTGCGACGACTCCGATGCGGACAGACAGTTTGTTTTGAATATGGTGCGCGCTTGGGCTTCGTCCGCCGGTCACACGGTGCATATCGACGACTTCCCCTCCGCCGAGAGTTTCCTGTTCCGCTACGCCGAAGAAAGCGACTACGACATTCTCCTGCTGGACATCGAAATGGGCGCGATGGACGGCGTCACGATGGCAAAAGAGCTTCGCAAAAGCAACGACACGGTGCAGATCATTTTCATCACCGGCTATTCCGACTACATTTCAGAGGGCTACGAGGTGGCGGCGCTCCACTATCTGATGAAGCCCGTGAAGGAAGAAAAGCTCCGGTCGGTGCTGGACCGCGCCGTGGAAAAGATAACGAAAAACGAACGGGTCCTGCATTTCGAGGCCGGCGGAGAAATGGTGCGTGTGCCGATTTATCAAATTCGATATGCAGATGTGCTCGGCAACTATGTGACCGTTCACGCGCGAACGGATGTGACGGTGAAAATGACATTGGGCGAGCTTGAGAAGCAGCTCGACGAGTGCTTCTACCGCGTGGGGCGCTCTGCGCTCGTGAATCTGACGCAGATCAGCCGCGTCACCAAGACGGAGATCCGGCTCAGCGACGGAACCGCCATCCCGCTGCCGCGGGGCGCGTATGAGGGCGTCAACCGTGCCATTATCAACATGAGGTAAGGCGTATGGAATTGTTTGCAAAGAAAATCGAAAAGCAGCTCGCCTCCTATCAGCAGGAGCTGATCGAAACGCATTACCGGGAGGTAGACAATATGTACCGCCAGATCCGCGGCTGGCGGCATGACTACCGCAACCATATTCAGACCATGAAGGCTTACGCTGCCGCGGGAGATTGGGACGCCATCCAAAACTACCTGGACCTGCTGGACACCGATCTGCAAACCGTGGACACGGTCATCAAGACCGGCAATCCCATGACCGACGCCATCTTGAACTCCAAAATCTCCCTTGCAAAGGCGAAGGGCATTAAGGTCGCGGCGGATGCCCACATCCCCGTCCGGCTGAAGTCCTCGGAGATCGATCTCTGCTGCATCCTCGGCAATCTCTTCGACAACGCCATTGAGGCCAGCATGAAGCTGCCGGAGGATAAGCGCCTCATCCGGGTCTATATGGATATGAAAAACACCCAGCTCTACATCTCCTTCACCAATTTTACCGCCGGGAAGAAAATGCAGAAGGAGGGAGGGCTGTTCCGCAGCACCAAGGGCGAGGGGCATGGCTTTGGCCTTGTTCGCATCGACGCCATCGTGGAGCGGCTGGACGGATACATCAGCCGCAACAGCGAGGACGGTGCATTCACCACTGAAATACTGCTTCCGCAGGAGTGAGAGCTGCAATTCATCCCCCGGAAAAAGCGATTCGTCCCCGGAATCAACCGGGGACGATTTTTTCTGCTATGCTATGTGCGTGAGGTGAAACGACATGAAACACAGAGAAAAACCGAAGTACAGCGTCCGGCAAAATGTCTGCTTTATGGTGCGGACCGCTTGGGAGAAGCGCAGGAGAGTGCTGCTCCTTTGCGTTGTGGTCGCGGCCATCAAAGTGGCGTTGGATTTGGCGCAGCTCTATGTCACACCGGAAATTCTTACGAGGGTGGAGCAGGGCGTTCCCGTGGGGGAGTTGCTGACAACTATCGGATTTTTCACAGCGGCACTTCTTCTCTTACAGGGGGCTGCGGCGTATTGCGATGCCATCCGGATGCCCGGTGAGGTCGATGTTCGCTGTGCCATCATCCGCATGATCTCCCGGAAAAGCGGCGAGACCTCCTACCCAAATGTCCACGACTCCAAAATTCTGAAGCTGGAGGAGCAGGCGCAGCGGGCCACCAGCGGCAACGACGATGCGGCGGAGCATATTTGGCGAACGCTGACGGAGCTGCTGGCAAATCTCGGCGGCTTTGCCGTATATCTGCTGCTGTTCTCCCGCTTGAGCCGCTTTTTGATCCTGCTGGTGGTGCTGACCGCCGCAGCAGACTTCTTCGTTTCCCACTACATCAGTGAGTGGGAGTACCGCCACCGGGATGAACGGGAACAGTATGACAAGGAACTGCACTATTTTCTGACGCAGCCTCGGCAGATACAGCTTGCCAAGGACATCCGCGTCTTTGGTTTAGTCCCTTGGCTGCGGGAATTGCGGGAAAAA